ATTCAAAGTGGTGTCATTATTGGTGAAGAATTATTATGGTTAAAATTTTCAACAGCTGGTGCAGAAGATGCTGGTCAAGATCAATTCGCTATAGATTTTACTAAACACCCACTATATATTCATAAAGTAGAAGGAATAGAACCAACAACTACCGAACAAGCTGGTGGTGCTTCTCAAAGCTTTATAACATATCGTCTCCATTTCTGTTCAACTGATATGGTATCTAATTCTAGAATCCGTATCTCTAAAAATTATCAAGGACGCATAGATGATATAGTCACAAAAATTTTAGAGAAAGATTTGCAAACTAAAAAACCAGTTGAAGCTACCAATACTATAGGATTATATAATTATACTGCACCCAATATACATCCTTTTGATGCTGTATTACAATTAACAGGCCGAGCACAATGTAAAATAGGTGAGCCTGTGCGTGGTCCTCAAGATGCTAAATGTGTTAATAATTTTAAGTATGACAATCACGATTACTTATTTTTTGAAACTTCTACTAGGAAACATTCTTTTGATGGTGGGTTTTTCTTTATACCATTACAGAGAAGTCTAGATTTTGGTCAAGACGATTTAATATTAACCTTAAATAATTCCCAGACTACTAGTGGTGGTGAAGAAACACCAGGTTCTCCGAAATATCCTGGATTTGTAAACCGTATGTTAAGAAGTAAAAGCTTTGATTTTACAGAAAATGGAGATAAATGGGGAACTGTAGAAGGAGGTATTTGGGCAGCAAAACACATCAGACATAATAGTACTAAAAAATCATATGCAATTTATGAACATGATTATCTAGAACACTTAGGCGACCCCACTGTTTCTGAAATATCGAAAACACCAGTATACTGGCCAAAAGGTGGTGCTAAAACAATATCTGAATACTCTGATGCTCGTATATTATATTCAAGTTCATCTTCAAAGAACAGGTCTGAACTATTTACTGGTACTGGAGCAGACGCTGCTTATCCTTGGTCACATCCAACTCCTGCTTCAACTCTTACTCGTAATATGCAACTAGGTCATATATTAGGTTATCAACGAGTTACTTGTGAACTTTGGGGAAATTCTGGACTCCAAATAGGTAAACAATTAATTACTGAATTTCCTGCGGTTGGTTTAGCCTCAGGTACACCTGCTCAAACTGGACTTGAAGCTTCTAAAGAAGTTTGGCCTGATAGAAATAATAATGTTTGGATGATAACTAAACTAGGTCATCATATAGAAGCTAAAGCTGGCGGATTTCTAGCTGAAGAAAGTCAAGATCCTGTTTATACTACTTCAGTTGAAATGGTAAATACTTTTGCTGCAACTGAAAAAGTATTACCTGCTTATGGTGGGTTAGGCTAAAAAAGACCCCGCCGAAGCGGGGTCGTCATCGTAGTTGCCGTACGATTAAGTTTCATCTGCCAACTTGGCAAAATAATCCAAAGTTTCATCATCATCGGTTGTTTCAGGTGTTGATACCTCCACAACTGGTTCGACATTCTTCTTTGGAGTAAATGTCTCAACAGTACCTTTTACAGATGTTCCTGTAAGAGTTCTGTTAAGTTTTTCCTTCAATTCCTCATAGGTCTTAAAGTTTTTTGGATCTACAAATTCTTGAAGTCCATGTAACTTCTCATTATATAACTCCTCTAGACGAGTATCATCGCCATCGAAAAGTTGTGAAGGATTGTCAAACTCCGATTTGTCATAGTTCCAAAAACCATCGACTTTACGAATTTTGAGTTTGAAGTTAGCACCTTGCCAAAGATCAAAGGGATTCAAGGGAGTTTCATCATCAAATGCCGGATTCATGGCTTCGGTAATCTTATCAAAGATTTTCTTACCATAACGGAACAACCGGACAGTACCATCGTTCTCTGGGTGCTTTGGATCACTCACAACTAAGACGTTGGAGTAATATTTTAAGATACGTTTCTGTTTACGAGCCGTATCTTTATCAGACTCAAGACCACTGTTCCAAAGTTCGGTATTATATTCTGATACTGGATCATTTTTACCGATAGTAGTCAATGAGTTTTCAATATACCAACCACCGGGGCCATTGAAAGCATGGTTCCAGATACGGACCCATGGCAAATCTTCGCCTGTCGGTTGTGGTAGGAAACGAATGACCGCATAACCGTTACCAGTCTTATCGAGGTCAGGTTTCCAGAATCGGTTATCTTCAAATGAAGAACCGGATGTGGGATTGTTGATATTCTTCAACTCAGTCTGTAATTTTTCAAAAGAGCCAGACTTACTCTTTAGGTCTGCAAAAGACATATTATTGTATCTCCTATATTATTGTATTAAAATATTGAACAAGACTTTATATTTTTTCTTGAACAATACTATTTATTATACCACAGTTTTACAGCTTTGTCAAGCGTTTTTAAACAGCCTTTAAAGCACCAAATGGGACTGTAGTAACTGATGATTTGCCGTCAAGAAGGTTAAAGAAATCTCTAGCTTGTTCTTCATCCTTATACCCCACAGCAACATCCTTCCAATTTCTTCCTGGCTTTGAACCTTTTTCATCTTTCATATACTTATCAATCCAATAAAGGCAATAAGAAACATTAGGTTCTAATATTGCCCAAGATGTAGTTTTAACCGGGATGAACTTATGAGTTTTATATTCATCTACAATATGAGTAATACCATCCCATTGCCTTCCTCTAGTATCAGCACCTCTCTTATTAATAGATTTAAGGCCTGCTATTAATTTTTTGTTATTAGTTCCATGTCGTTTAAGTGCCATCAATGCAGCACATATTAAAGCTTGATCCCAAGCAGTTGAATCTTCCATCAAAAGATCCAACGCCTTAATTTCTTCTAAAAAAGAACCAATTAGGCCTGGCAAAATATCTGCTTTTACAGTTGACTGATTATAGTTCTCAGGAAAATAAAAACAACAAGCTTTGTTCAACCCAGTAAGAATGGTGCCCCCTTTGAGTTTCTTTGACTTCGGAGTATAACCATATATTCCATAAAGAATACCATAAATTTTTTCTTGAGTTTTTTCAACAGAATCAGCAGAATCAAAAGTATTATATGATTCACGAATTGCATCACAACTATCATAAGAATATTCAATAACCAATACTTCTCCCGGAATTTCGTCAGACCCACCTTGGCTCCAGTTTAAGTTACGAGTATTAGAATCTACAATGAACCTATGTCCTGCCTTATAGGTTACACCAAATATAGTATCTTTCTTTGTAAGTTTTACCACTGTTACCACACAATGTTCTGCTCTAAGGACAGACAAATGTTTTCTTGCTTTATTTAATCTTCCCTCGGTATCTCTCTGGCAAAATACTTCATCTAATTGACTATATTCTGGATATGGCATCCAATAATAGTTAATAGCACCATTACCTTTGTTACTCTGTACAGCTCGATATGGAACAGGATTGTTATCCTTGTCTAAAATAGGTTCTACTTTTAATGTCATTATATTTTCACTCCTATATAATAATTTAATTGTCATGTACTTATTATAACACGGTTCTTAACTATTGTCAAGCGTTTTCCCATCTTTATCGACTCTAGTTGTTTCTGTATAAGCACCACCTTTTGTAACATCTGGTGATATAATTTGTGGTAAAAAACCATGAGATATGAAAGGTGAATTTCCTAACTCCTTAACTTTATCTAAATCCATACCTGTTACCTTGGCAGAAATTTTATAGATCATTTCATTTAATCTCACTATTTCTTTTTCCCAAGTAATCCTTCTACTTTTAATTGTAGCAGGATTTGGGTGGGTTATATAACCAGTAACATATATAGGTTCATCATACTCTAACCATAACCTTAACCCATCATGCATTACTGTTTTAAAGCCGCCAGGTTCCTTAATAAATCCATACTGGCCGGTGGCTTCATAACTTTCTTCATCATCCCCACCGTATGGAATTTCAAGTTCTGCAGCCAACTCATTAGCAGATTTACCATCTAAAGGTCGCATACTATCGTGTGCTGATTTTTTATTTCTAACTTTCTTAAAAATATTTCTTTTTTGTGGATCTGTTTTATCAGATGCTACCCGATTGATATAAGCTTTTATATCCTTATCTTCATTTGGTATAAGTTTCCTTTCAATAGCTAGACAAGCTCCTTTGGCCAAATCTTCAATTGTAGATTCTGCCCTAGGATTCTGAACTATATTAGATGTAAAACCATGCTCTAATTGAGCTAAAGGTGTCTCATATTCTACAACATCATAAATTGCCATATCCCAACCTAAATTTTCTTGGGCTTTATTTCTTTGATACCCAATAATACCTATAAATCTTTTAGGATTATCAGGATCTACTACTACAACCTGAGGCGGTTCTGTGTAAATCATATGATTTATGGTGTAAGAATTTTGTAAAGTTCTTACATGGCCTGCATTGTTTACATCTACCCTATACGGTTGAGCTTCCGGCCATGTAGTAAGGTCTCGTCTACACCGGATTCTCCTGATATGTTTACCGCCTGGGGGATTTTGGGGTGGGCACTCTTTTTTAGACCTTTCTAGGTCCAAGTCTATTGTATGTAACATATTACGCTCCTTGGTTTCTACCATTGTTGCAAAGGTATAAGGATCATCCTTACTTACCTTCTGTTACTTTAACTATGTATACGTTTTGCGTTCTTTTTTCAATCTTTTTTTGAATCTAGTTCGGCTTCGATTAAAGCCTGAATAAATGCTTTAGGTGTGATTTCGTTTTGTACTGCGGCAATAATAAATTCAGCCATCTGTATTTCTTTCTCAAGCCAAAACTTCTTTCTTTTCATATCTTCTAGACGCATATTATAATCGTCTAGTTCTTTTTGTTTACGGACTTTATTCTCTATAATATCCGTAATCGAAATAATATTTTTATTCATGGTGAATTGGAACTAGGGGAGGATGCACCCTCCCCATAGATCCGTTAGTCAAACTTATTAGTCCCTCTTGGTGAAGATCCAATAAATGACGCCTAAGGCGACCAATCCAACAAGTCCCTGGCTGCCTAGCGATGCCACTAGGCCTGTGATATTCCCGATGACATCTACGGGTAGAAAAATCAGGTCAGAACCGAATAGAACCTGAAGTACAACTGCTAGAGCGATTAGACTCACAGCAACCTCAGAAATTTTATTGATCCAACCTTTTACGCTGGTAATAATATCAGCCATTTTACTTCCTCCTTTAATGAAGTTTAAATAATCCTCTCGTACATTTCATCTAATGTAATGTATTTGAGGTTTGGAATGTCTTCCCATTCCTCTATTACACAATTAATCCTATCATAATTTGTTATAGGTTTAGGATTAACCTTGTAATATTGTATGTGTGGAAACTTATCAAAAACTAACTTGTGCTGTTTTATCCAGTTTTCTGGTGGAATCATAGATCCATCAGCACTTATATAACAGTCTGTTCCCTTATACACATTATTTGCATTATTGTTATTTGAATATAAATCCATACCAACCAGATAAACTTCTTCGGTTTCTGGTTCTAGTGATGCAAAGAGATTACACAAAGCTCCTGAAGAAAAACTATAATCTGAATTACCAGGTAATGATTCTGTCTTTCTTACTTTATCTTCGGGTGCAACCCATGTCACCCACAAGCCTGCTCTCTTGTCTCCTAGTACAATATCTATATTTGATGGATTTATGTCCATGCCCTTTTCAAGGCAATCGGTTAAATAATCTTCTCGGATTTGTCTTAAGCGGTCTAAATCTTGACCGCTCATTACAAACTCATTCCAACCTTCAACCCTTGGACTTTCATGGATATAGGACTCTAAATCAATTATGTCCTGTTGGGATATGTGAGATGGTGTTACTACTTGCTCGTATGCCTCCTCAGGCAATCGACACCAATCTCTAAAATAAACTACATTATTAAAAGCATAACCTGAGCGATATATCTCATGGCTCATTTCTATATCGCAGCACACCAAATAATCTGGTGCCCAATCACGATATAAGGCGTTGCATCCCCAGATGGTTGCATACTTCCGCAAGTCATCTAAATCAAGTCCGAGACGGGATTCGCCGTTACCAAGACATATCACTCTATTCATTTTAATATGCTTTATTTATTTAGTCTTTTTCATCTTTTGATGGGGACGGTTTATACCATCCATCACCCTTTAACATGAAATTTGCAGAAGTTATCATTTTTCTAACATGACCTCCACACTCTGGACAAAATTCTAAAGGTAGTTCATTTGTCTTTTGAAAAACATCAACTATTTCGTGACCACAAGTTTCACATACATAATCATATATTGGCATAAAATAATGACTCCCATGACACAGGAAACTTCTCCTTAGCCAAGTCATATATTTCCCATGCAACATCTCTTGTTTCTTCTTGAGTATCACCTTTACATCTTAAAGTACATACTCGGGCAAACGCATATAATGAACCGGTCCAATACCATTCAGTATATGTGTTCTGTGGTAGTACCATACGGGCTTGTTCCGGCGCTACACCGGCTTCTAATAAGGTTTTATATGTATGCATAGCAAATTCACAAGCCTTTATTACACACCCTCCTGTTCGTTCTGATCGGTTTATCCAATCAACATATTCATCAGACGAACCTTGCTTCTTATCTTCGGCACGACCTCTCCAATGTTCTGGATACCAAAACTCTGGGTCATCATCAACATATCTCCTACTCACTTCATTCCACACCAAACCCACTTGATGTTTCACTAACTGCCGTGCAACAAATATAGGTGCCTTGATATGAAATGATAAGGTTGCATGACCAAAAGGAGTCCAATGGCCATGTTTGGCAAGATAAAGAATTAACTTTTTATCTTTTTCTGTTAGCTCATAGATACCCTGACTAGGAACATTATGTCCCCAATTGGATTTTTTAGCAAACGATACTCTTGCCGCATTGGCTATAGAGAGATCATTTCCCATACTATCTATTAATGTTACTTTCATGGCCAATTTATTGTCATTTGAAATTCTTTGTAAAATTTATCATACTCATATTCGTTGATACATTCTATTTTATAAATCTGTTCACCTAATACATCAACACCACTAGGTACCTGAGTATACATTTTCTCTTTAGCTTCTTTCTCCGTATAGGCATCAATAACATACTCTTTCTTTATTGATTCTAATGTACTAATAACCCACTTAGTCATCAATTAAAGTCTCCACAATGTGACGAATTACACGATAAGGATCTGCATTGGCGGCGGGTCGTCTATCTTCCAGATAACCATTCCAGTTATTGTTTATTGTAAAAACAGGAATGCGAATACTAGCACCCCTATCACTAACCCCATAGCTAAATTTTTTAATAGATTGTGTTTCATATTTACCAATCAACCTCTTTGCATTATCTGAACCGTACTCCTTAATGGCATTTTTATGTACCTTACCTAACTTTTCACAAATTGCCTCAAGCTTATCTTGACTGCCACGGTGTCTCATTTCATCATTAGAAAAGTTTGTATGCATACCAGAACCATTCCAATCACCAGACTGTGGTTTTGGTGCATAGTTAATAGTCACGCCATGTTTCTCTGCGATGCGTTGTAAAATATAACGAGCCATCCATAAATCATCTCCTGCACGAATACCTCTACCTAACACCTGAAATTCCCATTGCCCTAGTGCCACTTCTGCATTTGTTCCAGTGATACCAATGTTGGCGTTCATACAGGCTTCAGCATGACGGTCGACAATCTCACGACCAACCACATTGTTAGAACCTACACCACAATAATAATCGCCCTGTGCTCTTGGTTTACCTTTCTCTGGCCAACCCAATGGGCGACCATCCTTATACATGAAATATTCTTGCTCAAAACCAAACCACCATTCATCACTCACCAAGTTCTGACAATGCGTTCTGGTGTTTGATTCGTGTGGGTCAATACCATTATTATTCAGTACTTCACACATTACATAAGTGCCTTCTAATCCTGGACTGGTTTGTGTTGCATCAGCTCGGATACGATCTATGGTACGATACTCAGCAACAGGATATAATATACAATCAGAATCATCTCCAGTAGCCTGTTGTGTAGATGAGCCATCAAAAGACCACATATCAACATACTCATCTATTTTTACTTTGCTTCTTAATGACTGTGTAGGTTTGTAACCATCAAGCCATACATATTCTAATTTTCTCATTATGTTCCTACCTTCTTTATGTATTTCCAATATTCTGGTTCATTGGGCCAGAATTCGTTTTTCATACGATACCACTGCCAGTCACCATCACCACTTTCTGCTAACCAACCTTGTCTACTGTCATGCATTACAACTTTGACTGCTCGGTGTTCGCCAGTTTGTTCATTTTCTAAAACAACCTGCACACCTCGACGATAGACCATACCCTTCTCACCGAGGTCTTTTATTTTCTTGTAGTATTCATTACTCTTTATCATTCTATGACCTGAAATCCTCCACCATCCAGAGAATAAACAATGCGCTTAATCCCAAAGTCTGTAATAGCGCCCATACAGCCAGAGCATGGTGCAGAAAGTCCAGGTACGAATTCACGTTTTCTATCTCTCTTTTTTACTCTGCTAATGTATATAGTTGCTTTGGAAAGGTCATCTACAGATACTCGTCTTAAACTATTCTTGATAGCGTCTATCTCTGCATGAATGTGTATGTTATGTTCTGTTTTACCGTACTTGGCCTGTAGTGGATGAGTCTTGTAAGAATTATGGCCCAACCCAACTACAGTATTACCAATTACAATTGCTGATGCAATCCTCGCATTACTGACAGGAAGAACATCATGAGCAACTTTGGAAACGAGATCAATATACTTTTGATCCTTCTTCTCTTGCACGGCTCAACTCACCTCGCCAGTTCTTGTTGCGGTACTTCTTCTGGTTGTACCGTGAAGATAACTCATCGCTGAGTTCCTGAAGTTTAGGCAAACAGATATCGTTTGCCCATCGTTGAAGCTCGGCATTGTCATGCTCTAACTTCTTAATTTTTGCTTCTGCCTGCTCATTCTTATATGAGAGGTGAGCTATGCGTCTTTTCGCCTCATCAATATAAGATTCCTTTGGTGGTGCCAATACTTCTTTTTCTGTCATTAGAAATACTCCTTTACCGTGTTTAAAGTTATCCTCTTGAACCTTCTAACCGATACTTTCATAAATGGTTCATAATCTTTTATTAATTTACTGACCTTTGGCCAAATAAATTTTTCTGTGATATCTTTATCAAATCTTTCTCTATACTGTAAGACTTTTTCAAGAATAACTAAAGTCTCTAACGAAATCTTTTTACCAAGATATGCCTTAACAAGTTTAGGATGATTTCCGTTATCACATTTAAATAGTATATCAAATTCGTGGGAAGATGTCAATAGTTTTTCTAAATCATTTTTATAAAAATAATGTAAACTCTGATTTATCTTCTTATGCTCTATCCAGTTTTTCTGTTCAAAGTCACCGATCCATTTTTTACCACGAATAAAGTTGGCAAGGTAGTAATCTATGATTTGTGGATCAGATAATTTTTTAGATAGCTTTGCAAATTTGAATTTGTCTTTTCGTTTCTCAAAAGATTCTAAAGTAGCACTAACTTTACCATTATACCTGTGAAAATCATAATCACCACCAAAATGAAGTTTTAGTGCCAGGTAATTTTGATAGCACTCAAATTCGGTCATTAGACTCAAAACAACGAACTCGTCTTGGGTAAGTAATTAAGTGCCTCAGCATCATACTGGATTTTCTCACGCATGGTCTTGTCGATCCATCGTGTAATCGTATGTGCCTCTAATTGATTTTGTTCGCAGTAATACATTACTGCTTCTAGGTGGGTTAGTCTTTTTTCTTTGACTAAATCTTCTATAATAACTGTGAATTTTTTAGGTGTTATTTTTGTTGCCATAATATTTTGTAAAGGTGAACACGCCTATCTCTGGTTCGGCGGTTCGTCAGGTGTGGTGTACTCGGCAGAGACCACTTTTGTTCTTACTCATAATAGATAGATGGGCCCGTTGGATATCAAGGCGGTGCCCATGCCCCGTGAAGAAATTACGCTGCTAGCGCATAGTCCTCAAAGTAATAGTCGTCATTTGCGGCTATTGTTATGTAGACTTATCCTCTTGTAAAATTTCATTCGCTCCGTCGAAATCCGTTTCACCCCCATGTTCGTTTGTTAGTAGTTGCTTTTGCAACTCCCAATTTCGTTCTGGTGGTAATGGACCCCATCCAATACTTCTACTCCATTCGTTTTCGGTATAATAATACCAAGCGGGTTTGGTGGAGGTGCCGGGAATTGAACCCGGGTCCGCAACGCCTACTTTTTTACCGTCGTCAGATTTGTCCACGAAATTATTTATTAGAACGAGATGTTTACAGATACCCCTGCTGTTGCGTCACCTCGTTCCCAATCAGTGTCAAATGGTACAGTGATGTTTGGTACTATTGTTGTGTTGTCAGCAACGGACCAAGAGTAACCAAAACCAAGTTCTGCACCTGTATAATCAGTTTCATTAATATCAAACTTGAAAGTAGAGCTTGCATCAATACCAGCGATGCCGTAAGATACCTTCATTTCACCATCAAACTGCGAGTCTGTGACATTCCAATCGACAGAAGGAGCAATACTCATGCCCCACATATCGACGGATGTGTCAATACCGACTACATTATCATCATCAGCGTGATGGTCCAAAGATACTGAACCAGATAGGCCACCCATAAGTGATGTGCCATATGAGATTCCAATATCTACGGTGTCACTATTCTTTAAAGAAATACCACCTACCCCAACGGTAGTTTCTCCACCGTCCTGGTCATAACCAACCGATACACCACCGGCAGTCACGGACATATCGTGTTTCCAGTCGGTGTCTGCTGCTGATGCAGCCAACGGTAGAGCACAAAATAGTGCGATTAAAGTCTTATTCATAACTTCTCCTATATGTTGTAAAAAGACGACAAGTGTTGTAAACTTGTCATAGTTATTTATCTAACAACGAATCCTATTCTTGGGTTATTTAAATCACCATCCCCATCATCATAAGATTCTACCCATCCGTAACCATCTTCCATAAACGATGTAATGATTGATTCACTATCTTGCCATATGGGAATCATAGTCTCATATGTCTCACCATCACCTGGATCTGGATTAGGTCTTAAATGTATCTCTATAATATTTTCACCAATCGTTTCCACATTTATTCTCCTTACATCGCCCAACTCATAGAAAAGTGAGGAAAGTGGTATTGAAAAATCTGTTTTATACCAAGCTGTAAACCTAGATAAGTTTGATCTATTTTTAATACCTTCATAAGATATGCAAGGTCTCCAAAATGGAGGTTTATCTATATACCACTCATAATCTATTGAATAATGTTTTCCTTCAAAATACTCACACCAAAAATAACCAGGCGGTACGGCGTTGTTTTCTGGTACTAACCATTTTCGTTCTGCACCAAGACCCATACCAGCCAGGTTATAAATTGGCCGTACTATATAATAACCTTTCTCAGGAACATTTATTCCTGCAGGACCACATTGGTATCCAAGTTTTTCTGCTAACCATAATTTATTAAACCATTTGTGATGTTGTGGATATTTTATCCAAGCATCATAATCTTCCATTAAAGATTCTCGTAAAAATCATCCATCATTGTTTCTAATTTTGGAAGATAATCAGAAGCTTTCTTTTCAAAACATTCTACCTGACCATCTTCAGCGACCATCATAACAACAATATCCTCAATCGTTTCTCCTGTGTGTTCTTCATACATAGATGCATATGCCGCACACTGAATAAAATAATCTTCTATCCATTCTTCCTTTTTCATAGTTGTGGCAGTTTTAAAATCAACCACAGCCAATGTATCTTTGTATACACCAATAAAATCACAGCGACCTGCCACCTTATACTTTGGTGAATACATACTTTGTTCTTGTAATACTACTTTCTTAATCTTCTCATCAAGGTGTGATTTCATTTCACCGAACATACAATATGCAAGAAAATTCTTTTCCTTATGGTAACTTATATCTTCAATACCATTTAAATAATCTTCACATATATTATGAAAGGCAGTACCACGCCTAGCGGCCTTACCAGAAACAATACGAGCTTGTTCTTCACCAATACGCTCACGCCAGGCCTGTAAACCTTTTTGCTTACCAGGCTGTTTACCTATCACCGTAGTAATAGAAGGATACTTATTACCATCAGGCGCTTCATAAAAACGCATTCCATTATGGGTATGTACGACCAATTCAGGCCAGTTTATTTCTGTATTCATAATATAATTATCTCATAAAGGTAAATGAATGTCAAGCATTATCCGTTTTGATTCCTATATTAGTTTTTGCTATCAGATAAGACCTAACAAGTCCACTTCTAATAATATCACCAATACCGAATTCAACAACTTCAAATTCTTTCATTTCTTCTAAAATAGCTAAAAAATTATGGTAACCATCACGGTCACCATTATGTTTGCGGAGATCAGATTGTGCCATATCACCTGCAAACATTATCTTACTATTTTGACCAACTCTAGTCATAATAGTATCTAATTCTTGAAAAAGTAAATTAGAAGCCTCATCAACTATAATAATGCTTCTATCAAATGTTTGACCTCGCAGAAAGGAGGTTGAGTAAAATTCTAATGATCCTTGACCAGCAAGTTTATCATATAATGTTACAAACTCTTGTTCGTTTGGCATTTCAAACAAATATCTTACCAATATGCGGTAAGGATCTTGATAAAGTAGGCTCTTCTCCTCTAGTGTTCCTGGAAGATAACCTATATCTCTTGATGGTAGTAATGAACGAACTAAAACTACCTTATCATATTGAGAATTTTTATC